AACACTGGTAACTCTGGCGTTTCTGTTCTTGCTGGATCAGAAGCTACTACCGCAACATTGCCTGTTCGTGTTATTTCCGTGGTTCCTGAAACCGCTACCGGTGCCGACACATTTGTCGAGTTGATCGTTAAGATTAACATTCACCAGTACAACAACACGACTGGCGTCTAAGGAGTAAATAATGGCTATTTCACGCGCACAACTACTGAAAGAGCTCCTCCCCGGGTTGAATGCCTTGTTTGGCATGGAGTATGCAACATACGGTGAAGAGCACAAGGAAATCTTTGAAACGGAAACTTCTGAGCGTTCATTTGAAGAAGAGACCAAACTGTCAGGCTTCTCGGCTGCTCCAGTCAAGAACGAAGGCAGTGCGATCTCTTACGACAATGGACAGGAAGCTTTCACTGCTCGCTATAACCACGAAACCATTGCTTTGGGTTTCAGCTTGACGGAAGAAGCTATCGAGGACAACCTCTATGACTCACTTTCAGCTCGCTACACCAAAGCTTTAGCTCGCGCTATGGCGTTTACCAAGCAGACAAAAGCGGCAGCTATTTTGAACAACGGTTTTGACGCTGCCTTCGCTGGCGGGGATGGCGTATCTTTGTTCTCTACAGCTCACCCTCTTGTGTCTGGTGGCGAAAACAGCAACACTCCTACTACTCCTGCTGATTTGAACGAAGCGTCTTTAGAGGCTGCTACCATTCAGATTAACGCATGGACAGACGAGCGTGGCTTGTTGATCGCTGCTTCACCTCTCAAGTTGGTCGTTCATCCGTCTAACCAATTCGTTGCTACCCGTCTCTTAGAGACAAAGCTTCGTGTCGGTACGGCTGATAATGACGTCAACGCTATTGAGAACAACGGCACCATTGGCCAAGGCTTTACGATCAATCACTTTTTGACTGATCCAGATGCTTGGTTCTTGACTACCGATGTGCCTAACGGCTTGAAGCATTTTGTCCGTACACCGATGTCAACAGGAATGGATGGAGATTTCGATACGGGAAATGTGCGATATAAAGCTCGCGAACGGTATTCGTTTGGATTTTCTGATCCCCTCGGTATGTTCGGTTCTCCCGGTTCAGACTAATTAAATCAAGCACTTAGGTGATTTAGGCCCCGCTTCGGCGGGGTTTTTCTTTATCCTTGCGCCCAACGCCCCCTAGCAGTACAGTAAGGGTAACCACGGAGGCAGTTATGATTTGGATTCCCGTTATTTTTATGTGTATGGCTGGGCAGTGTGGGTTTATGCAGGGTAACTCTACGTATACTGAGCAGGGCTGTTTAGAACAGGTAAAGAAGGCTTATGCGGTGCTGGGCAACAACCCCCAAGTAGACGTATATGAGGGCACATGCCTGCCGGTTAGCCCTGTTTAAGTTGCATTTTCTTGCGCTTAAATTTGGTTTAACTTTCTTTTTCTTGCGCGACTTTATTTTTAAACAATTGGTTTTAGCAATAACCGTTTATTTATTGTTTTTATTGTAGCGCCGAGAGTACTCTTTATGCTTCTGTCTTCTTACTTCTGGGTCTGCATACGGCATTGTTGCGACCTTCCAAAACATTCAAGCGCCAGTATAAGCTATTTTTATAGCCCCAAGCCACTGTAGGCTCATATAGTTTAAACCCCATGGATATTAGGCTGTTGGAGCTTGCAGGGTTTTGCGTGGTGTCCGTGACAAGCCACTCCCAGTTTAACGAGCGGGCTTTATTTATCCTTGCTTGGATAAGGCGTTTTTGCAAACCATGACCTTGATACGCAGGTAACACCCCTGCGCGGCACATATATCCGGCGTTTATCCATTGCGAAGAACGACTGAGCGCCGCAAAGCCAGCGGGTTTATCCTCACAATACGCAACCCACCAATGACCGCTATCAACCACCATAGGCTTATCCGCAGGCAGGCATTTTGATTGTAGGTACATAAGCACGGTCCGGTTCTCAGACACACGGATATTCAACTGCCGAATTCTAAACTTCATGCTAGCGCTCCAGTTAAACCCTTTGCACTCTATTTTAGTTGCTTCGTGCGTAAAAACAGAGTATAAATACACCAGCACTGGGAAAACCCAGTCCTATAGACCGGCCCAGCGGACGATGCAGAGACTATAGGACGATGTACTGCAAATACAAAGGAATTATCATGGCTTCAACTACATTTTCAGGCCCAGTAAATTCGCCCGGTGGATTCGTAGGTCCTATTACAGGTGCGGTCACAGGTAACGTGACGGGCTACATCATTCTCCCAACGGCTGACCCTGAAGTGGTTGGTGCCTTGTGGAACAACGCTGGCACAATTACCGTATCGGCGGGCTAATAGCTCTAATCTTTTAAGGAGCTAACTATGGCTATGCAATATGACGTAAAAGCCGCAGAACGGACCACATCGGGCTCAATTTATGGTGACGCTACTCGGGTCAAGGGTCTGATGATTTCGTTCGCTAGCGGGGGCACTGTGGCTCTAAAGGATGGGGGTGCGAGTGGCACTACACGTTTCTCCTACACAGCGCCTGCAGCGGCAGGTACTACTGATATCCTAATCCCCGGTGAGGGCATCCGTTTTTCAACCGATGTTTATGCCACATTGTCTAGTGCGACAGTGACGGTGTTCTATGGCTAAGGCTATACCTAAGACCACTAAGGGCGCGGGTAAAAACTACCAAAGCACGAAAGAAGGTGCCGGTATGACGGCCGCTGGCCGCAAGGCTTATAACGCCAAGACAGGGTCTAATCTTAAGGCCCCCCAGCCCAAGGGTGGTCCTCGTAAAAAATCATTTTGCGCCCGGATGAGTGGTATGCCGGGTCCTATGAAAGATGAGAAGGGTCGTCCTACACGCAAAGCGGCTAGTCTCAAACGGTGGAAATGCTGACATGAGCCAAGACCCAATTGAAACAGCTCGTGAACTGGCTACACACGCAAGCGATATTAAACACTTGCAAGATGATATGGACAAAGTGCTCTATGAACTAGAGGGCATGAAGAAAACAGTTGATGCGATAAACCAGAAGCTAGATAAGGTTGAAGGCGGCTGGAAGACGTTAATATGGCTTGGCGGAATGGCCAGCGGGATCACCGGTATTATCGGTTTTATTGTGGGACACTTTAGGGGTTAGATATGAAACACGGAATGAAAGACGGTAAAAAGATGGCAATGGGCGGTATGCCAATGCGTGGTCAACCTATGCCAATGCGCGGTCAAGCGATGGCTAAAGGCGGTATGCCAATGACGATGAAGGACGGCAAGAAAGTCCCTGCGTTTGCGGCTGACGGTAAAGGTAAGATGGCCAAGGGCGGCGGTGTAGAAGCCAAAGGCAAGACCAAAGCTAAGACAGTTAAAATGGCTATGGGTGGTAGTGTATCTAAGCGCGCTGATGGTATCGCTCAAAAGGGTAAAACCAAGTGCAAGGTGGGTTGATGAGAAACTACGCAGAAGGCGGTATGATCGAAGAAATCCCAGAAGGTGCACAAGAAGTACTACGTGCACGACGTGAGGAAAAAGCCCGTCTAAAGATGAAGTCTGATGAGCGTGCTGAGAATGAAGCGCCAAAGAAAGTTGTAAAGAAAAAGTACGAGCAGCTTAAAAACATGCTGGGTTTAGGCTCACCAAAGAAGTCCGTTAATAAGGCCAAAGGCGGTTATGTCTCTAAAGCTGATGGTTGTGCAACAAGAGGTAAAACCAAAGGGCGCTTTGTATGAGAGCTTCACGCGGGATGGGCGCAGTAAACCCAAGTAAGCTACCTAAAAAGGGTACGAGCAAGCCCAAAGTGGGCACACGTAAGGACGGTGATACGTTCGACATGTATGCTGAGGGTGGTAAGACTAAGTCCCGTGTGAATGAAGCTGGTAACTACACCAAGCCCGGTATGCGTAAGTCGCTCTTTGAGAAGATCAAGGCAGGCGGTAAAGGCGGTGATCCGGGGCAATGGTCAGCCAGAAAAAGTCAGCTACTCGCGCAGCAATATAAAAAATCTGGCGGGAGTTATAAGTGAAGAAACCGCAAGAGTCCTTGAAAAAATGGGGTGAGCAGAAATGGCGTACCTCAGACGGTTCTCCGTCAAAAGGAAAGAAACGGTACTTACCCGATGCAGCATGGAAAGCGTTAAGCCCTGCGGAAAAAGCAGCTACCAATAAGGCTAAAGCTGCCGGTAACAAAAAGGGTAAGCAGTTTGTGGCACAACCCAAAAAAGTAGCAAGCAAAACTAAGGCGTACAGAAAATGACCACATCCGGCACAGCGATATTTAATTTGGATCTGAGTGATCTTGTCGAAGAAGCCTTTGAGCGGTGTGGCGCTGAGTTGCGTACCGGATATGACCTGCGTACAGCGCGTCGTAGTTTAAATCTGCTAACGGTCGAATGGGCAAATCGCGGGATTAATTTGTGGACAATCGAGCAAGGGGAGTTACTTTTGGTCCAAGGACAAATTATTTATAATCTACCCGTGGATACTATAGACTTGTTAGACCATGTTGTACGCACAGGGGCGGGGCAAAACCAAACTGACATTAATATCACGCGTATTTCAGAATCTACATACTCTACAATCCCCAACAAAAATACTCAAGGTCGTCCCATTCAAGTGTGGATTAACCGACAGATAACGCCCCAAATCAATGTGTGGCCTACACCTGATCAAGAAAATTACTACACATTCGTATACTGGCGGCTAAGGAGAATTCAAGATGCGGGTAGTGGCACAACGACTCAAGACATACCTTTTCGTTTTCTTCCGTGCCTTGTGGCGGGCCTTGCATATTACTTGGCGATGAAAATTCCCGGGGGCGACGCTCGTTTACCTGTGCTACAAGCTGAGTATGAGAGACAGTGGATGTTAGCCAGTGATGAGGATCGAGAAAAATCCACTCTACGTATTACTCCTCGTCAAATGTATATATAGGGGCGGAGATGTCTAATCAATTCGCGTCTGGAAAATATGCCATTGCCGAGTGCGATCGTTGTGGTCAACGGTATAAGTTAAAGCAGTTAAGGAAACTGACGATCAAGGCTAAGCAGGTGAACATACTGGTATGTCCGGAGTGTTGGGAGCCAGATCAGCCGCAGTTGCTAATTGGCATGTACCCAGTTAATGATCCGCAGGCTGTAAGAAATCCCCGCTCAGATACGTCTTATGTTGTGTCAGGTGATGATAGTGGTGGCAGTAGAATATTTCAGTGGGGCTGGAACCCAGTTGGTGGTAGTAGTGGCGGTTTGACGCCAAATAATTTAAACTTACGTATTAGCATTGGTACGGTTACCGTGTCAGTTACTTAGGAGTTGTCATGAAAGAGCAAATGAAGAAAGTCGCTAAGAAGGCCGTCAAGTCACACGAAGACAAAATGCACGCCAGTGCTAGCAAGGCCAAGAAAATGGCCAAAGGCGGCAAGACCGGTGATATGATGAAGACTATGGGCCGTGGTATGGCTAAAGTGAAGAACCAAGGGAGCCGATAATGGGCAAAACTGGTAAATATTCCCACAAGATGATGGGCAAAGAAGTCGGTCAAGCTGAGGTTTAT